CGGTCAACGTGGCAACAAAGGGGCTGCGTGGTTGTTTGGTATGATCGCCACCTATGGCATCAAGCCAGAAGACCTATCCTCGTTTGAGTGTGGACCGGACAGCACCCTGGTCCTGACCCACAAAAAACGCCCTGTCAACCCGTTGCACCCACAATGCGTTTTCTTGTTTGACCTACAGAAAAAACGGCCTTGCGAAATGCAAGACCGCCTGGGGTCCCTTGCTCCTCAACTGTATCGTCTAATGGCTCACCAGGCCATCGACCTTAACATCACAGACTTACTGCTTGCACATGGCATGCGTAAGAATCATTACAGGTCCATCAAGCAGCGGCTGCCATCTTCTCCTGTTTACGCAGGTGTTTCCTGACTGCTTCCACATTCCAGCGATAGCCGTCCCTGGAACGGGTCTCAGGGAAAGCAGCGAAATGTGGACCGAGCTTTAAGGTGCCGTCATCACGCATACGGAAAAGTTCCTTGCGATCCATTCCAAGGAGTTCTTCCGCTCGTGCGACCGAAACCCAACCTGTGTTTTGAGCCATGACTTAGGCGTCAGGGTGAACAACTCTCGTACGGTAACGGGGCAAAACCCTGAGTCAAGGGGATTCATACTTTTTTAAGACTAGTGTGAAGTTACGTAAAGCTTAAGGAAATTAGAATAAGGTAACGGCAATTCAGAGCATGTATTACAGCGAGCATGAGCCTATCGCCTTACTCGTTGAAATCACTCCAAAACTTGCAAAGAAACGATTTAGAGACGAAATCTATAAATCCTGGAACCACGAATGTGCTTATTGCGGCGACAATGCAACGAGCCTAGATCACGTCATACCACGTCATAAATCAGGAGAAACAACACGCAAAAATCTGGTGCCAGCATGCCGTCGCTGTAATGCATCCAAAGCGTCTTGCAAGTTACACGAATGGTACATGCAGCAAGATTTCTTCTCTAAAGCTAGGCTCAATAGAATTGAAAGATGGATTGACCAAGATCCCTACCAAGTATTGCATTGGGAAAAAGAGTCTGATCATTCTTTAGTGCACATTAATTATGTCGGACAAACCAAGGAAGGCTGTAGCCGCAGCCAAGCGATACCAAAAGGATAAGATGGCTTGTAACAAGCCTCAGCGTGCGCCTAAGGGAGATAAGCATAAGTATGTAGTCAAGGCCTGTCAAGATGGGAAAGAAGGAATAGTGCGTTTTGGCGCCAGAGGATATCAAGATTTTCTTCAGCATAAAGACGAGGGAAGACGTGCTAACTTCAAAGCCAGGCACAACTGCTCCGAGAAGAAGGACAAACTGACTCCCGGCTGGTGGAGCTGCCACTATTCGTGGTAGACTTTAACTGGTAATAAAAGTTTTAGATGGCCAAAAACAAATACGTTGTGGCTTTGTGTAAGGACTGCTTTAAGCCTTGTAATAAGAGAAAAGATTCTTTGAAAACATGGCAAGGCCGTTGCCGTTCTTGTGCCAGAAAATATATGCACGCGTGTACTAATTGTATTATTAACGCAACAAAAAAAGCAAATACAATACATGGAGATGCTAAAAATAAGAGCAACAAAGGCCATTGGTTATATGGAAGATGGCAAAAAATGAAACGTCGTTGCAAAGAATATCCCACGTACATAGCCAAAGGTATTCAAGTATGTGATGAATGGAGTTCAAGTTACCTGACATTTAAAAAATGGGCAGAAGAAAACGGAGCAGATCAAACCCTGGAACTTGACCGCACTGATAACTATGGCGATTACTGCCCAGGGAATTGCCGTTGGGTCACGCATCAGGTAAACTGTCAGAACAGGTAAAGGCCTGTAACTACAACTGGTAAATCCATGGCAAAACCCAAGTCATCCGGTGCAATCAAGATTGAATCCAAGCCGAAGAAGACAAGACAAGGACAGGGATTACACTCCTTGCCCAATCACGGACGTAAAAAAACACGCGGCCAAGGTAAATAATCTGTGTATGATTGGGGTAACTTGGTTACCCCTTATGTCTGATTTTTCTGCGGCAATTGAATTAATCAGAAAATATGAAGGGTACAACGAGAAAGCGTACCCAGACCCGGCGACCGGTGGTGAGCCGTACACCATCGGTTATGGCACTCAGTTCTATCCAGACGGATCTCCAGTCAGGCGTGGTCACCTCTGTACAAAACGCAAAGCCCTGGAGTATCTGTACCATGAGTTAGAGGTACTTGATACCGAACTCAAAAAGTTAAACCTTGGCCTGGATGAATCAATGCACCAGGCTTTGCTTTCGTTTATTCATTCGGTCGGCTGGAATTCTTTTCTTTACAGCAACATCATTGATTGCTTGGAGCAAGAAGACTGGCGAGGTGCCAGCCAAGAGCTTCCTAAGTGGATCTTTGATCAAGACCACAAAATGGTTGGGTCTCTTTTGCACAGGCGTCAAGAGGAAGTCAGCCTTTTTCTCAGGGAAGCCAATGATTGTGGCTGGCTCTCCACGGAGATCCTTCTGACAGCATTCCGTAACTACACTGCAGCCTCTCATCAGGTATCGGCAATCCGCCGACTTGAAGAGAGTATTAACCCCTATACTTTGTCAGAGTTTGCTAACGACTTCAGAATAGATGAAGACCCCTGGGACGTACCGTTTGATAGTTCTGAGGAATTTGATCTAACCGGCGTCTGCGACATTTAGCTTTAAAATGGTTTTAATTGAAGCATGCAGTTAGGAATGGAAGGATCTATTGAGCCCCGCCAGTTTGAACTCCCCCTGGAGCTTCAATTCTCCATGCGCAAGGCTGAGCTGCAAGCGCAGGAGATGACGTGGGAACAACTGTATGGTGCGTTGCTAAACCTATATCACCAGCGATTGATGGAATGGCATGCCGTCAAATCATTAATGGCCGATGAGAACATCGAGCTTGAGTGGGATTACCCTACAGATATAGAGCTTGCTGAGTTGGCTATGGCATGCGTCTATGAAGACGATGAAAATGAAGACGAGGAGGATGATTTGCAACCTTTTTAGACGGTTGATTGCTTTAAATAAAGGATTGCTTTTTCCAAAACAGCAATGTCATCATTTGCTTGTCCCAGCAATGAATTACATTTAATACAAAGCAATCCCCTTATTTGATTAGTTTGATGACAGTGGTCAACAGAGAAAGTATCACGTTTCTTTCCGGGAGCAGTTGTCCCGCAGATTTTACATTTTCCCTTTTGTTCTTTTAATAGTTTTTTGTAGTTAACAGAAGTTAATTGATAAGTCTTTTCTAGGTGCCAATTTCTTTGATATTCGGGATAGCGTCTTTTATTATTGTTTTTCTTTTTTCTTTCATGGGCTTCTTTAATGAGCCATCGCTCAACATAGAAGCCATCTTTCTTTTTTCTATGTGTATCATAAGCCCAGAATAATCGGCCATCTTCACGCTGGTCTCCACAGCAAAAAGGCAATCCAGTAACTGGGTTAATTCTTTTCATTTTTGATCTTCGATCAACAGGAGCCGATCCAAATACCATTGAGCTTTCAGAAGATCAGTTTTGCCTCCTTTATGCCGCCATCTCCATAAATATTTGACGCAATTACCTCTCAGGTATCCTTCGTACTCTTCGGTTGTCAACTGTGCTTCAATGGCTTCAATACATTCAATTCCGCCTGCATCCGTGTAATGAGAAGGATGATTGACCACATCCTCCTTGATTACGGGAGCTTCTTCCTTGACGGCCCAAGGCACAGGGCAGACGCCATCTTTACATTCCATAGCCGGACCGCCAAGGATCTGAATCGAATCGCTTGCTCACTAAGTTCTTCGGACGTGGAGAGGAAGAGGGGTCCATCACTACCGCTTCCTCCATCGATGGAATATACCCCGTCATTCCAGGTCGTCCCCCCTCGAGTTCCAGGCTCTGCCTTGGAATTCCCTCTTCGCATAATGTCAGTCCGCGATTGTACTGATCATATAATGGCACATCATTTTCTTCGTTGTCGAGATCAGTGCCAAATGTTGCCTGATTCAAACAACGACAAATGACTTCATCAATGATGCTTTGACCGAGACCGTCGCGGTAGTCAGCGGGGTTATGCATGGGAATATCTTGGCCTAAATTGCCTCGATTACAATATTACCATGGCAAGATTTTATAACCCTCGAGCAGAAAACATTGACCAACCGGTGGATACACCTGTTGGTTATAGAGGACGTGTTCAATATGACCCACGCCAAGACTCTGGCTCCTCTGGCGGTGAAGTTACCGACCTTACGCCGGAACGTCAATATGATGTCGACTTGCGTCGGCTGGGACAAGATAACGCCGTAACCGCTGCTGCAGCTGATACTGAGAACTCGATCCAGCAGAATCGTGTTGAACGTTTTTTAAGTGCTTCTCGTATCGCAAATAAATACAAGCAGCAAGCTGACATTCAATATCCAAATACAGGTAGCTCTCCAAGGAGAGATCCGGTGTCGCGCCAAGGTGTAACGTTACCAACTCTTGGGGAAGCCCCAGGGGCACGGGGCAGCATTAACTACCCCAATGACCCTCAGCCAAGATCAGGCAAACCTTATAACTGGCTTGATTCCTTTTCTTAACTGTATTGAGTAAAACCCCCTCCCGCTTCTTCCATAAGACGCCATGCACTTGAAGCATGACTTATGGGCGAAGCCCCTAAAGATTGAGAAAGAGAAGGGATTCGACCTGCCTGTTTTTTTGAAGCTAGAGCAATTTTTCTTTTTTCCGCGCCAGGACTAAACGGTTGCGCATATGCACTATATTTCCCAGCTAGTTTCATTGTCTTTTTAAACTGTTTAACTACACTTTACTAAAGACAACTTCAGGGGCCTGGTTTTGATACTTACCTTTCCTGTCCTGGTAGCTCACCTCGCACGGGTTCCCGCGATAGAAAAGGAGTTGGGTGACGCCTTCATCAGCGTAAATACGGTTGAATAGACCAGTGCAGTTACTGATCTCAAGTGTAAGGTAGCCCTC